TGGCGATCCCCTGCTTGATCAGGTCCAGCGAGTTCGGGATCATCTCCGCAACCCGCGCTGCACCCGCCGCGATCTGATCCCAGAACACGACGGCCGCTGCGCCGGCCGCAAGCAAGATTGCACCGAAGGGCGAGAACAAGAGCAGGAGCGGCGCGAGCACGATTTGAATGCCCTTGAGCGCAACCGCCAGGCCGGCCGCCGCTATCGCCGCAGTGATGAAGAACGCCGCAACCTGGCTGCTCGAAACGCCTTCGAAACTGCCAGAAATCGACTTGATAATCTCGACGATCTTTTCGCCGGCCGGCACCAGGATGTCGCGCCAGACCCCGGCGAGCTGCTGGCCGACTGCGATCAAAGTCTGGAACAGTAACTCGGCTGGACTGTCTCCGAGCGCCTCGAGGAATGCCGGTTTTTGCAACTCGGAAAGCTTGCCCCATTGTTGCACCAGTTCGCGCGTGCGGTCGACCATATCGGTCAACCATTTTGTGGTTCCGGTACCTCCGATAAAAAGCGCGCCGATATTATCTTTCAGCGAACGGACAGCCTTACCCAGGTCGTCCCAGGCGGCCTTAAGTTCGGCGGCCCGTTTGACCTGATCGGCCGTGAGATCCCGCGCGGCCTTGCCGAGATCGCCGGCGGTGAGAACCTTGACCATCTCCTTCCAGTTCTCGCCGAAGAACTTGGCACCGGCCGCCGCCCGCTGGGTCTCGTCGGGAATTCGAGCGATCGCCGCAGCGAGGCTTTTCATGACCTCAAGAGTGTTTCCGCGCGCGATAACCTCGAGAGGAACGCCAAGCTTGACGAGCTCGGTCGCCATCTGACTCGCCGCGCCTGTCGCTTGCGTGGTCCGGTCGTTGAAACGCAGGATCTTGACTGTGGCGTCACCAAACTTGGTAACTGTCTCCGTTACGGTATCCGACAGCCGCGCAACTCCACCCTGCGCGCCTGACACCATCTTGGCAATCTTCTCTCCCGATTTGACAAAGTCCTCGTTCGATATCGAGGAGCTTTCGATAGCCTTGCGCAACGCCAGCCATTGCGGAATTGATGCTCCGATCTTGCCGGCCTGGTCGGAAATCTCCGTGCCGGTTTCGACCGCGCCCTTCCTCAACGCCGATACGACTGCAACGATACCCGCAACAATGCCGGCGGCAGCAATCCGAAAGGCGTTTGCGGATGAAATCAGGCTGGTGCTGGTCTGCTCGGCCGCCGCGTTGGTCTCTTTCAGTCCGGTAGTGACCTGCTGCGCCGACTGCGCGCCGGCGGTGCCGAACTGCCGGGCATCGCCGCTCAGCGCCTGGAACTGCTGCCCGAGTTTCGTGCCGGCCTGCACGAGCTGGTCGATCGCCTGCTTGGTCTTGTCGATCTGCGCCGGATCGGTGATCGGCTTCTTGGCGGCGTCCTGGATCTGCTTGAATGCCTGCTCGCCAGCCTGACCGAGCTGCTCGAGCTTCTTGCGGATGTCGTCGCTGCCCTCGAGGCTGATCCGCTGGCTGATCGTCTTGCCGGCCATGGTTCAGCCCTTGATCCGCTGCTCGTAGAACGCACGCATTTTCTCGGCCGCGCGCTCGAATATGGCGAACAGATCGAAGCGCTTGCGGATGTCGACCGATCGTGTACCGAAGAACAGCGGCCCGCGCAGCCGGTTGAACGCATCGAACAGCAGCGGCGGCTTGCCTGCGATATTCACCGATACGAGCTTCTTTCCGTACTGGCTCGGCGAGTGGATGCCCGGCGGCAGGTTCTGCTCGATCGGCAACCACAGCAGCGGCCGCCCGCTGATCGTGATGCCGCGCTCGAACACGCCCGCGAACGGTATGCGGTGGAAGATCAGCGCCGCCGGATCTCCCTCGTCCTTGTTCGGATAGAACCGCGAGGTCAGCGCCGTCTGCCAGCGCGAGGAAAACCCGGCCGACGAAATGTTCTGTCGGCCTTCCTTCACCGCCAGGTCGGCGGCATCCTGCACGGCGCCAGCCTTGGCCTCATTGACCTGGCGCTCGATCTCCTCGACGAACTGTTCGATCGCTGACTCCTGCGCAGAGAAAACGAGCTTCACGCGCCAAGCTCCTTCATCACCTTGTCGAGCGTGTTCTTATCGCCCTGCGCGCCGGCCGCGGTGATCACCAGGTCGTTCATGCGATCGATGCGATCAAGCTTGTCGCTGAACTCGAGGTAAGCCGCGATCTGGCGTGGTGACAGGGTCATTGCATAGTCGGGTGGGAACCCGCGTCGGATGAGGGCTGTGATGGCGATGGCGATCGCCTCGAGCGCATTCTCACCGGTTTTTCTGGTGCCCCTCCGCTCGCCCATCCGACGAGATGCGCTAGTTGCTCGAGGAAGGAGCTGATCCCGTTTGGGAACGTAACCCGCAGGATCGCGTTGAGAAACTTGATCTGTTGATCGGGCAACAGGCTCGCCGCGCGTTGCTCATATTGCTCATCGCCGTGATGGCCGCAGCCTGCGGCAATGATCGGCCCGAGCGCTGTGCCGCATGTTTCGATCAAGCGCGCAATGATGTCATCCGCATTGCCACTGGCGATCGACTTCAACACCGGAAATCGAGAGATAATGGACGCCATGACATCAACAGAAAGACTGCGCACAATGATCCGATGCCCGTCAATCTTGACGACGTCGACCGCAGTCGATGGCGCAATGTCCAATAGGTCAGCCATACCTTACCCTCATACGGTTGCGGCTTCGTTTTCTCTGATGGTGAAGATGCCGAAATTGCCATCGTCACCCTTCTGCACCTCAGCCTCGATCGTAAGGACCGAGAACTCGTCCTCGGAGGTGATGAAACTGAACTCACCGGCCGGAACGACCGAGATCCTGCCGATGTAATCGACCTGCTGGCCGATATCGTTGGTGCCGACCACCTTGATCTCGCCGGCGACCTCGGTCTTCTTGAACGCCGCCACGGTGACGTTGCCGTCGGTGTCGGTACCAACTTCGCCGAGAGCGAAAATCGCGAGATTTTGTCCGAGGATCTCGTCCAGCGTGAGCGTGATCGTCGCGCCGGTCTGGGTCACCGCGGTGAAATCCTTGGTCTTGACACCCTCGCGCGACGAGAAGTGCTCGAGCTTCTCGATCGTCGGCGCCCAGACAAAAGACGGCGCATTGCCAAGGTCGACGAAATCCGGCGCGCCGTCTTCCTTGAACGACACGATCCCCTTGCCGATATGGTAGTTCTGAACAGAAGGCGACGCGGGCATGGTGGTGATCTCCCTTTCTAGAGGTCGTCCGGTTTCAGCGTGTACTTGATTGCGAACTGCGCGCGCAGCGCTCCGTGCAGCGAGCGCATCCAGCCGACGTCAGTCTGACATCCGAGATAGCGGATAGCCCCGTTGCCGTTCCGCCCGGTCTTCACGATCTGCTCGTTGAGTTCGGTATCGGTGAGCACCCGCTTGATCAGCTCGCGCCGCAGCGTGGTGATATCGGAGCCGACCTCGTCGGACTGCTGCGCGATGATAATCTCCGGCGTCATCGTGACCAATGTCGGCCGGTTCGGCGGACGCATCGTCGCGTCGCTCGCGTCGGCGGTTTCCTCGTCGCCGTCGAACACGATCGCAGCCGGCAACTGATCCTCGGTGATGTCCACGTTGTTGCGGTGCGCGGATCGAAGGTTCGGAATGGTGGCCACGACCTCGAGCAGCCGCGCGAGAATGTCCTCTCTGATGTCGGCCATCAGGCCACGCGGACCATCATCAGCGAACTCGCCGGGCCGACATGTAACCCGTCGCAATCATCGACCCGCCGCCGAAATTAGCCATGACGACCAGATAGACAGCCTTCGCAGTAGACGTATTGACCCGCAACAGACTGGTCGGCATGGACTGGATCTTGTTGGACTGCATGCCACTACTCCAGAGCTGGTTCAAAATACCAACACCGGTTGCGCATTCCAAATCAGTTGGCAACGTTCCAGACGTAAGCGTAAGACCAGCAGCAAGCCCGTTAGGGCCAGTGCTCGACGGCGTGAAATTCACGATACTGCCAACGTTCCAGTCGCCGGGGGTCAGGTTGATGGTGCCGAGATTGATCACCACGTTGGTCGTAAGCGCCTGACCGGTGGGAATACTCGCCGAGATCACTTCACCGACCATGCCCGAAGCGGCGTTACTGCCGTCAGTCACGCCTTTGATCGGGCCAGTATTCGGAACGTAGATGAGGCTGTCGGTTCCGAGCTTCGCTACGTTGCCCGCGTTGGCGCTGACCGCACTCGGCCCTGCCGGTCCTACCGCACCAGGTACGCCTTGCGAGCCTGCCGCGCCCGTAGCGCCAGCATCGCCTTTCGGTCCCTGTGGTCCAGTGGATCCTTGCGGACCGGTTACCCCAGGAGTGCCTGCATCGCCCTGATCGCCCTTATCACCCTTCGGACCTTGCGGCCCGGCCGGCCCCGGTACGCCTTGCGGACCAACCGCCCCTGGCTGGCCCTCTGGTCCTTGCGGCCCGGCCGGAAGGCTTGGCCCCGTAAGCGTGCCACTAACCGCGAGGTCGCCGTTAAGAATGATATTGCCGTCTATCGTACCACCACGGTGAACATTGAGGTCGGCAGCGCCGGCCACAATGGCCACACGCGCACCGCCCCTCAAGCTCAGCTTGGCTTGACTGACCACACCGCCGATCGAAGAGTATCGCACTGTGTCGCGCACAAACTCGCAACTCTGCGGCGTGCAATTGCGTACCGTCACCTCGGCAAGTTCGAAATCGTTACCTTCCTCGATTATCAGCGTAACCGGATCGCCATCGCGCACACCAGCATCGTACGGGCGCATATAACGCGGGCTAGGATCGGTCACCACGATGTTGCCGGTCCCTAACGTTGCCGTTGTACACTCGACACGATCAAACGGCGTCCCCATCACAGTCATATCGCCCCTCCTGAAATCGAGCGGCTGGAAACGGCGTTCGACGAGGCAAAACCGCCACCGCCATTAGGCGGAACAACTACGGCAACTTTCAACAAAAACCGGACCTCGCCGAGATCCTCGCCGTTCGGTGAGCCGCGCAGCTCGTAGGATCGCACCGTCCAGGCGCGGCCGTTAAAGCTCAGCACCGCGTCGGTGTAGTCGTCGCGCGCGATCCCGTTCTCAGCCAGTTCGGGAATACGCGCGAAGGCACCCGGCCCGACGCTGCGCACCTCGGCCGATCCAGCCGGCAGGATCTTCGGCCGGGTGTCATCGATCACGGTCAATGCGATCTCGCCAGCGGTCCCAGCTGCGGTGAGCGTCGCCGGCACACCGATCTCGGCGTAGACCGGGTCATAGAGCAGCGCGCTGTAATCGATCACTGCGCCACCCGTTCGAAGGCAAGCCACGTCTGCTCGACGTGCATGATCGTGTCGCCGGCCTGGTGCATCTCGTCGAGCACGTCCTTCACGTCAACGGTGCCGGCGTCGTGGTAATCGTGCCAAACGATGATGCCGCCTGGCCGCACGAGTGACCTCGCCAATGCCGTATCGTGCATGACGGCTTCGCGGCCATGGTCGCCGTCGATGAAGGCGGCATCACATGGCGCGAGATCCGCCGCGGTCAGGTCGAGCGAACCGCGCGGCCTTACGACCAGGTGAAACCGCGGGTCGGCCGCAACCAGTTCACCCGGATGCGCCGGGACTTCATTGCGCTGCACCGCCTTGGCCGGCACGTAGCCGGGTGCAACATCAATGCCGGTATAGCGCTCTATCCCCGCAACGTTTGCCATGATCGCCTTCGCGGTGCGGCCGACATTCACGCCGAATTCCACGACGTCGCGCGGGCGCACGCTGCGCACGAGCGCCACCAGCGTTTCCAGCTCGCCCTTATTCATAAACCGCCTCGGCAAACCGCTCCAATCGATCGGGCGCACGTCCAGCGACGATTGCGTCACGCTCGGCAACATTGTCTGCGATGAACTCCTCGATATTCGCATGCGCCGCCAGCAAGTCGATGCGCTTGTCGCAGTTATGGGAATGCGACCAGCACTGGCACGGGTTGATCGGATCGATACCAAGCGTCGGCGCGAACCGATGTCCACCGCTGAACGATCGCGAGCACTCGAAGCCGCCGAAGACTGCGATAACCGGCGTCCCGACGGCCTGTGACAGCGGCACCGCAAAGCCCGGCGAACAGAACGTCAGTGCCGCGCGAGACACCAGGCCGGCGATCGCCTCGATATCCAGCTCGCCCTTGTGGAAGCAGATATCGGCCCGCAGGTCAGTGACCAGATCTTCCACGCCCGGCACGATGTCTGCGAGCGACACCACAAAGAAACGGCCGCGGATGCTGTTGTAGAGCGCCGTATAGGCGACAGGGTCCGGATTGCGCGCCGCACAGCCGCGCCATTCGGTGCGCTCGACCAGCGGCCGCAGCACCATGACCGGCTTGTCCTGGCGGCCGATCAGCGCGTCTCC